CTCTTCCTGCCAGTTGAAGGGGCCCAAGGCCGCAGCGATAGCATCAGGCATGTAGCACTTGTCGGCGGCGCGACCAAGTGCGAGCATCAGCGCATCGAATCCGGGGTTCACCGCGATCATTCGCCAACCTTCCGGCAACGGCTGCGCATCAGCCTGGGCGCGGAGGGCTTCTTCGATGGCTAGAGCGAATGAAACTGGGTCGGGCACATTACCCGGCAAATCACTCCAGATTTCCTTAATCTGCCTAGAACTCAGCATTGTTGTTTCTCCTTCTGCATGTCGATGGCGTCAGAACCAAGCCGCCTCGACTGGCCATGTCCGCTCTACTTGATTTGCAGGCTTTCACCACGAACTAGTTTCGCGCCCGGCACGTCATGTCCATCCTTGATCGCTTGCTTGATGAGCGTCTTGTCCGGCTCGTATTTTGCGGGGATTTCACGCAGATAGTCAGGCGGCAGCAGCCCTTCCTCGAAAATCTGCACGCTCTCGGGGTTCTTGCGAATGCTGATCGTGAATTGCGGATGCTCGATCTTCTGCACGCCAGCCAGATTCATACAGTTGTGCAGATATGCCTTAACGCTGTCGGCGCGCTTCTGAACACACTTGGCACGCTCTGACATAGCATCCGCCTCGGCCTTCACTGCAGCGGCGAATGTCTCCATGTTGCGAATCACGAACGCCACGGATTGCGACTTTTCGACTAGGCCGGATTCAGCTTCCAACGTGTCGGAAATCGTCTGATCGTCCAAATCCATGTTCTGTAAGGCATCAGCCAGAGCGCGATGCTCTTGGCTGATTTGATACAGCGTGAGTGCGGTCATCATTGACTCCTTAGATGGCGAGGCCGGCACGGCCGTTCATGTGCGAAGCGAAAGGAATGTCTTCGTCCGGGAAACCGCCGCCATTCGATGTATTGGCGTAGGCGTTGGCATGCCTTGCTTGCGTTTCGGCGCGCTTCTTCATTGGTCGATCAGCAAGCAATGCAACACGCTGGGCAAGCGCCTCGGGCGTTTTCTTGCCGCTCAAAATTTCAGACGCAGTGAGTTCGGTTTGTGACTCGAAAACGCCAACCAGCTTTGCGGTCCACGCGGTTTCTCCGGGCGTCTTTCGGCTCTCTTCCTCGGTCTTCTGCAACAAAAAGCCAATCGGCTTGTTTGCCAGTTCCAGATATACTTGACCTTGCTCGGTGTATTCCTGTTTGGACTCACGGTCCCAGCGCTTCACCTGGCCGGTGGCCGGCTTGATGTCGCGCAGCTTCAGGCAGGTCATCATCGCCATGACCAGATCGAAACCGGACAGGCGTTCGCCGTCAGTTTTCTCGGTGTAGATGAACTGACGCGTTTCTCGGCCATCATTGGCCTGCAGCGTCAAAGCGATGCCGCGTGTGCCTGTGGCCGCCTTGATGTCTTCGGCGCAGAGAATGCGGCCAACATACTTTCCGGTTTCGTTGAGCCACTTACCGGTACTGTCTGCATTCATAGCGGCTTGCTTGTCGAGCGTGTACATGTTTGATTTCCTCTAGGCTGCTTGCTTGATGTCGTAGTAGGCCGTGATGGCCGCATCCACCATCGCGAGATCGTTCTCGACAAGGTCGGATTCAAAGAGACCAATCGGTGATTTCACCGTGTCTTGACCATTGTTCTTAGTGCTGAACATGTAATCGCCATTGGCAACTACGGTGCGCAGGACGATGGTCACAAGACCTTCCATGACGATCTTCTCGTCAAGCAATTTGCCGATGGTCTTGATCTTGGTCTTGCCAAAATCGTCGGTGCTGGTATGGCTCAGGATGTAGACCCGCTTGTGCTCAGCGAGCGAGGTCGATGCCATCAGAACATCCCAGGCATGGCGCGCAATTTCGTTGTACTTGGCGAAGGCGCTGCTGCCTTGTTCGTTGTCTGTCACGCGGCGCATAAACTCATTTGCCAGCACATACTGGAAGTCATCAATCACGATGACTTCTTTGTCAGTACGCTGCATGGCACTGACGATATGTGCGCTGTTATCCGTCACGAAAACCGAACCTCCTTCACCTTTCACCACAGGCCTCCAGTTGACCGAGCGAAACGGCAGCGGTTTGCGAACCGCTTGAATCAGCAGCGTGTTGTTGGGGTCAAGATTGCGCAGGCTGGTGCTCTTACCGGTGCCGCTTTCCCCGATGATCATGGTCGCGATGCTCATTTCCTGATTCCTTTTCTGATTGATTCAGAACGGGCACTTGTCCGAGTTGCCGTACTTGCGCAACCACCGGCACCGCTGCCACTCGCGGATCCCAGCTAGCATTGCAGCGCGAATGTCGTGAATAATTGATTCCATTTCGTTCCTCGTGCCATTGCAGAACATCCGCCGCGTCTTCGTTGTCGGCGGTGTCTATATCAGGCGCCTACGCGAAACGCCACCATCAGCCACCACCAAGCACCCACGCCGATTCCTGTGAGCAACATGCAGAACACATCGAGCATCAGCTCAGGATTGCATCGCTTCCACGGTTTCACTGCACACCCCCATGCTGGATCGCATACAGCGCAACGAAGCACAGAACGGTACTGATTGCCACGGCGTTCAAGATGCGGTTATTACGGCGACGGCGCGAGTATTCGTTCTCGTGGTCGGCTGCTCGTTCGGCGGCTTGTTGGTCGGTGATGTGCATGGCGCTCTCCGGCTGATCAGGTTTCGATGCTCGGCGCGTAGGTCTTGGGCGTCTTGTCGAACGTCCAGGCAATCGCCTCGTGTGCGGTACGCATATCGGGTGGAACGCGGATCATGTATTCCTTGAAGCGCGGATCATCACCTAGCTTCACGCCGATGGCGATCATGGTGTCGAGGCGACGTTGTACAACGCCCTTCCCGAACACATCTTCTGCCTCTGCGCGAGATAGCGAACCATCCGGTTCTGGCGTGCTGTTGAGAACACGAACCATGACGATGGGCTCGTCGTCCTGTAGCTCGCGGCGATACAGGATTCCGTAGTCGTCCTGGTTTATCTTCTTGGCACCAGCGTTGAGCAGATACTTGGCCTGTCCGTATTTCTCGATCATCACGCGGCGAATCTCGGCATTCGTCTCATCATCAATGGACTTCACCGAAATTCGGTCCGGATACTCGATGATCCAACCGGGGACCTTGACACCGTGGACGTGATACAGGCGCCAACCATCACGCCACTCGTGCGATGGGCCGTTATCGTTGTGAGGGCGGTTCTGTTCGTCCTTATGGATCTGCAGAGGAAAGTCGCTGACCATGCAGAATTCTTCGTGCAAGACGCGGAAGCCACCATGCAGTGCGCAGTCTTCCCAGGCTTGGTACTTCTCGAATTGAGGAAGCTGAAGGCCAAGAACCTCACGGCACGACTCCATGTAGGAAGCCCACCCAGCCCACATATTCCCGCCCTGGTATGGCGAATACCAACGGCGCGCGCATTGGATACCGCCTTCTCCGG